TCAGCATCAGAAATTGAATTGAAATCTCATATACAATTTTTTAATAAAATGAGATCTTCTGATGTACAAGAAACACTAATTAAAGCTGCCGCAGACCTAATTAGTGAAGAAACGCCTAATTATCAATATGTAGCAGGTAGACTAATAAACTATCAATTACGTAAAGAAGTATATGGTAAATATGAGCCTAATCCGCTATTTAAACACGTTATAAGCGTCATAGAAGCGGGGTTTTATGAACCACAGCTAATAGAGTGGTATACACAAGAAGAGTATACAATTATTGAAAAAAGTCTAGATCATAACAGAGATGATATATTAACATATGCGGCAATGGAACAATTTAGAGGTAAATATCTGGTTAAAAATAGGACTTCTGGTAAAATATATGAGACACCTCAAGTAGCTTATATGTTAATATCGATGACATTATTTAAAGATGAGCAACATGAAAGACTAACAAAAGTAATTGATTTTTATAATGCTATATCCAATTTTGATGTATCATTACCCACACCTATAATGTCTGGAGTGAGAACTTCTGTTAGACAATTTAGTTCTTGTGTTCTTATAGAAGCAGATGATACACTTGATTCAATTAATGCCACTACAAGTGCTATAGTTAAATATGTATCTAAAAAGGCGGGTATTGGTATAGGTGCTGGTAATATTAGAGCATTAGGATCTCCCATTAATGGTGGATATGCTACACATACAGGGGTGATTCCATTTTATAAGTTATTTCAATCCGCCGTGAAATCATGTTCTCAAGGTGGGGTAAGAGGCGGTGCAGCAACATTATACTATCCGTGTTGGCATCTAGAGGTTGAAGACTTATTAGTTCTTAAAAATAATAAAGGAACTGATGATAATAGAATAAGACATTTAGATTATGGCGTGCAGTTTAACAAAACAATGTATCAAAGACTTTTAACTGGTGGTAATATTACTTTATTTTCACCATCAGATGTTCCTGGCCTTTATGAAGCTTTCTATGAAGATCAAGATAAATTCCAAGAATTATACGAAAAAGCAGAAAAGTCATATAAAATAAAGAAACGAGTGGTAAAAGCTGTAGATCTATTCTCTTCTTTTATGACAGAAAGAAAAGACACAGGTAGAATATATTTAATGAATGTAGATCATGCTAATGATCATGGATCATTTATTACGACTAAAGCACCAATTAGACAATCAAATTTATGCTGTGAAATTAATTTGCCAACCAAACCATTAAAAAATATTGATGATGATAGTGGTGAGATAAGTCTTTGTACATTAGCTGCGATTAATTGGGGTAATATTAAATCACCAGAAGACTTCAAAAAACCTTGTGAAATGGCTGTAAGATCTTTAGACGCACTTCTTACATATCAAGAATATCCAGTTAAAGCAGCTGAGACTAGTACCATGAATAGACGACCATTAGGTATTGGTATAATAAATTTTGCATACTGGATGGCAAAGAATAACATGACATATAGTGAACCCAATCTTGCATTAATAGATGAATATGCAGAAGCATGGTCATATTATTTAATAGCCGCATCTATTAAAATAGCAAGAGAAAAAGCTCCTTGTTTATTAAATGAAGAAACTAAATATTCTCAAGGCATATTTCCTATTGATACATATAAAAAAGATGTGGATGAATTGGTTGATAGAAAACCAACTCTTAATTGGGCTAAATTGCGCACAGATGTTAAAATATACGGTATAAGAAATTCGACACTAATGGCGTTAATGCCATCAGAGACATCATCTCAAATATCAAACGCAACTAATGGTATAGAACCACCGAGAGCATTTGTATCTGTTAAACAATCAAAAGATGGAATACTTAAACAAGTTGTTCCTGGATATCCAAGACTTAAAAACAAATATGAATTGTTGTGGGATCAAAAATCACCAGAAGGATATATAAAAATAGTATCTGTATTGCAAAAATGGATAGATCAAGGTATTTCGGTCAATACTTCATATAATCCCCAATTCTTTGAAGATGAGAAGATACCAATGAGTGTAATGTTGAAGCATATTATTATGTTTTATAAGTATGGTGGCAAACAACTGTATTATTTTAATACTTTTGATGGAGCAACAGACGAAGCAGAAGAACCACAACATTCAATGGAAGATTATAGTCTACCACAACAACAAAATCAAGAGGAATGTGAATCATGCGTGTTATAAGTAAAGCAGTAAAATCCCACTTAGAGCGCAATATGTTCTTTGATGGTGAAGTAGAAATAGCAAGATACGACCAAGTTAAGTACCCACAATTTGAAAAGTTGACTAGTAAGCAGTTAGGCTTTTTTTGGAGACCAGAAGAAGTGGATATAGTGCGTGATTCCAAAGATTTTAGATTATTGACAGAATCAGAACAACATATATTTACATCAAATTTAAAAAGACAAATATTACTAGACAGTGTACAAGGTAGAGCTCCCAATCTAGCATTCCTACCAATAGTATCACTCCCTGAATTGGAGACATGGATTGAAACATGGAGTTTTTCCGAAACAATACACTCAAGATCATATACCCATATTATTAGAAACATTTACTCAAATCCTGGTGATGTATTTGACACAATTATGAATATTAAACCTATTGTTGATTGTGCCAGAGATATAGGCAAATATTATGATAGACTGATTGAATTTCCCACAAAATCCAATTTGTGGCTGGCTTTAAATTCCGTTAATGCATTAGAGGGTATAAGGTTCTATGTATCTTTTGCATGTAGTTGGGCATTTGCTGAACTTAAAAAGATGGAAGGTAATGCAAAAATAATTAAATTAATATGTAGAGATGAAAATGTACATCTTGCATCAACACAACAATTATTAAAATTATTACCACAAGATGATCCAGAATTTGCAACTATTAAAAAAGAATATGCTAATGAAGTTGCAAAAATGTTTGATGATGTTGTCGCTCAAGAAAAAGAATGGGCTGATTATTTGTTTAAAGATGGTTCTATGATAGGACTTAATGCGGATGTGTTAAAATTATATGTTGATTGGATAGCTAATAAAAGACGATCAGCAATAGGCATGCCACTACAAGGTAAAAGTGGTAGTAATCCACTTCCATGGACACAGAAATGGATTAGTGGAGGTGATGTTCAGGTAGCACCACAAGAAACAGAGATTACATCATATGTGATAGGCGGAGTAAAAAAAGATGTTAGTGAAGACACATTTTCCGGATTAACATTATGATAATTATTATAATTAACAATGTTATGAGATTAATTGTAATACCAGCAGTAGTATTATACGCAATGATATTATCCTTTTTGGCAATACCTCTCATGATAAGTACAAAATATAAAGAAGCTGGGTGGTTTTACTTAGGCATTATATTATATTGTCAATTTATATGGCAGCAACATGCTATATATTAAAGATTATAAATAGGTAATAAAGAAGGTTAATAAAATGTTACAGTATTTACAGTATACAGAATTAGAAGAAAAATTTAATATTAAATCAATATTAAATTCTATTATTATAAAATTAAAAAATTTATTTAATAAAATTAAATTTGGTCGTAGACAATCTATTAAATTATCTGATTATAAATTAAATGAACAAATAGATTTAAAGTCTAGATTGGGATATCTTTCAGAATTTGCTACCGCTGTTAGTTTATCACAATCTCTAGATAAAGCAGGGTTGCGAGTAACACCTAGATCAACTCCAGCAAACTGTATTAAAATATATAACCAGAAAAAAGAAGAATTAGTAAAGCTCAAAGCACCAAGTAATGAGATTAAACGACAAGAAGCAGCTGGAAAGATAATGGGAGACCAGATCTTCAAAGACATTCAGACTAATGGTGAGGATTTAACATTCTTAACATTTGATATAGAAATGACAGGTGATACTGGAAAAGGTGATACTAAAGCTGATATAATTCTTACAGTAACTAAAGACTCAAAAAAAGTAGTTATAGATAGCATAATGGCGTCATTAAAAGCATATAAATCATCATCAATTAATCTATCGAATTCAACATTTATATCTTTAATTAAAACTATATTTTATGATAATGTATCATCACTACCCAGATCATCAGCAGAATTTGTAATAAAATTTACTAAAGATTTTGGTTCATCTAAAGAAATAACTCGATTACTTGATTTACAGAACATTATAGGGTCTGAAATGAAATCTGGTGCTGATAAAGCATCAGCTCGTAAAACAGCTAAGGCATCACATGGTGAGGTAATAGAGATTTTATCATTAATATTTAAGAAGAATTATAAATCACAAAAAGAAAAAATTAATGAGCGTATGTTGAAAATGTTGGGTTTTGATGGTGAAGATGATTTCTACGCAGCTATCGGTGATTCTAATAAGATGAAAATAATCTCATCAAGAGACAGTAAAGAACTGCAGAATTTAATAACACAATTTCAAAACGGATTTGATTTAACCATAACTCGAAACGGCACTACTAACAATGCATTTATCAATTTTACTGGACCAGATGGTAAAGTATTCATTAAGGGTAATATCACCTTTACAGATACGGGTGGCAAAAACGCACAAGGTAAAACAAATACATTCGTCGATTTCAGACAATTTATAAAGAAGTAATATTATGAACAAAAAAAGTATATCAATAAAGTGTGGAGACTGTTTAGAAGAATATAAAGTTATATCTGAAAATCTAGAAACAATAGTATATTGTAGTTGGTGTGGTGGGTATGTAAATAATGAAAATCAAGATGAAGAAGAAGAACCTGTAGATATGGGAGAATATAATGAATATGATGAGTAAAATATCTATTATAATAGCAGCAATGATGTTGTCATCATGTAGTCTATCATCAATAACAAACCTTTTACCGAGAGATCATGACTCTTATATGGCAGGTCACTGGGCTTATGCTAAGTTATCACTCGATAGAGTTGATTGTAGCTATGAAGTTGGTAGTCGGGGTTGGATATATGTAATAGAACAAACAGAAGTTTTAGCTGTATATACTGCGTTTAGAAATGATCCTCAAGCTAAAAATATGGCTGGGCTAGATAAACATGCTAATAAGATGTTAGAAGGCGGAAGTCAAAAATTTTGTGAATTAGGTGTTAAAACGGCTAATGGTAGATTAAATGCTGCTAAGAAAGCATGGAGTGGAAGATAATGAATAAGTTAGAAGAAGAGATCCAAGAAGCTAAAGAAGGATTTGAAAAAAAAGAGTTGACTAAAGAAGAGTTTGAGTATATAATAAAAGAAATAAAAGAAGTAAGAACAGCCGAAGAATTAGCTGGTGATGAGGTAGCAATTAGGCGTATAGTTAATATTTGTAATGTTGCTTTATCAATAATATGATTATAGCTGGAATAGATTATTCCATATCATCACCGTGTATATGTATTTTTAACGGAGACAATTTTAATTATCACAACTGTGAGTTTTATTTTTTATCTGATCGTAAAAAATTGCATAATAGATATAATAATATTACTGGTTCACCCCACCCAATATATAACACCCAAGAAGAGAGATTTGATAATATATCTTCTTGGGCTATAGATAAATGTAAAGAAAGTGATTTGGTTATTATAGAGAATTATTCATTCGGATCAACAGGAATGGTCTTTCATATAGGTGAAAATGCTGGATTATTAAAACATAAATTATTTACAAATAAATTAATTTATCGCTCGATACCACCCACAGTTATTAAAAAATATGCTACGGGTAAAGGCAATGCTAATAAATATATGATGATAGATAAATTTACAGAAATTGAGAATATAAATATTAGAGAAGAATTATCACTTAAAGAAAACAATATTACGCCAACAAGCGATATTATAGATAGTTATTGGATATGCAGATATGGGTTTGATAACTATGATACTCTCACACAAAGCGGAGGATGAGTAAATGTATGAAGTAATTGTAAACATTACTTGCACAGAACTATATGAGACATTTAATGATTTTCATACTGACCACAATAATGATAACCCAGACTTTCAAAATTTTATTGACACTATGTTAGTTAGTGCTCCAGAGTATTCCATTATTAGAAGAGATAGAATATGGGATGCAGATAATAATAAAGCAATATACACTCTTTTATTTTCAGATAATACAAAAATGTTATCTTATTTCAGG